CCGTCAAATCGAAGGAGTAATAACTTCGTCAGGTCTAGGCTCACGATAAATCACATTACATTTACAGTTCACAGTTTCTTTGGCAGATAGATTTGGTGCTTTAGGATATAAAGCTCGTTCTCCACCAACAGTAAAGTAATCGTTTTGTCCTACTACTTGTCCGTCAGCAGTAATGTGCGTGTCTCTTGACTTTTGGAATGTTGTCTGCCATTCTTTGACAGTAATGAGTCCTGATTTCTCAACTGCGTCATATTGTCCAAACTGAGACAAAGCACCACCTTCAGTTCTAGCAATAGTAGAAGCTCTACCTAAGAACTTCTTTGGTAAGACATTCTCAACTTGTCCTGTAATGTAGTCATAAAGATTATCTCCATATAAACCTAATTGAGTTCCTTCATCAATGGCTCGTCTGATTGCTCTATTCAAATTAGCTTTAGTAGTTTTAGCTAACTCAGGCATAACAGAATCTAACCTTTGATTGACAAAGGCTACTGCTTCACGATTGTATCTAGTTCTTGGAACAGGAGAAGTAGCACTTGGAATAATATCTCCACCACGCTGACGGATTGGATAGAAGCCTTCATTAACAACTTGGTTTCTATTCTTCCTTCTAGCTTTGTATGTATATAAATCTGTATCTTCTACTTCTGAATATCCTTTAAGGGAAGCAGGTAAGAGAATACCAAATTGAAATAACTCAAAGTCATAGATTTCAGATAAGTAAATATCGTATGTGTCGAGTTTCCATTCGTTTGTAGTATCATCAATTATCTTATCTAAAATCGGAGATTGACCATTCAAAACAAAATTTTTGTACGCAGGGTTGTCTCTCCCCCTACTCATACTTTTCGTGATTTTTTTATGTTGCTCACGCAACAAACCGAAGAAGTAATCCGTGTACCACAACTCCCAATTACGAAGCATAGCCGTATAGTTCCGATAGATACCTTCCTTGACTTCTGTATCGCTGAGACGATTTGTTCTGTACTCTGTGTCTGCTTGTTCTCTTAGCTTATGCCTACGCACTAGTTCTGAAGCTGACTTACCTACTTCATCTCTCTTGTCCATAGCTCTTACTAGTTTAGAACTCCACCTTTGTCCTGCGTTGCCACCCCATAGCTTCCAAGCAATAATGCCATTAGTAGCTCTATCAGTTCTTCCTGCGAAGTAATCTCTAGCGTCCTGTGTTTGTAAATCTACTTCGTGTCTTGGGAAGTACTTAGCTATGTGTCGTACCTTCTCAGGACTAGCCTTTGTATTCTCCACGAGATACCGAGCAGTAGCCAAACCAACTGATGTACCACCACGACCAAACTCTTGTCTTAGTCTTAGTCCTTGTTCGGCTTGTGCCTTAACTCCTTTAGGTATCGAGAAATCCAAGTCATCGTAGATTCCTTTTTTATCGTTTCCACTTATGCCTGTGTCCACATTCCAACCTAAATCAAGAGTATCTAAATCTATCTCTGTATTGAACTTAAACTGTCTTGTATCTGAAACAGAAGAAGGATTACTATTACTCTTACTACTCTCTATATTCTTATCTACTGTATTTGCTATTAGGGAAGTATTTATTGCGAAGGATTTATTGTTCTGCGTCATAGGTTTCATTGTTATCAATTACTTCCATATACACTTCGTGTGTAGAACAAGGCATATATAAAGTATTACCATTCTCGTCTATTGTATGTGTTCCTTCACAACCTAGTTCTTTAGCTCTATTCTCTGCTTCTTCTAAAGTACTATAAGTATCTTCTGCGACCAAAACTTTACTTGTATCTTTAAATCTCTCTATCTGTCTTAGTCGTATTTCGGCTAATTCTCTTGTAGGATAGCAACCCATATTTCTACCTGTTTCTTCAGTTATAACGCAGTACTCTCCGTCTATCTCTCTTACTATCTTAAACTCAGCATTACTTCTTCCTGCTTGGCTTATTGCGTTAGGTACTATATCTGATTGTTCTTCTTGTTCTATTGGATTTGGTAGATACTCTCTAAGCATATTCGCAGGTACAGTTATCTTCTCAGAAGGAAGTAAATAAACATCTTGCTCAGGTGTAGTAGGTAATCCAACGCTTTGTCTAGCTTCAGCTACAGTAACCCAACCACCTTGAACACCTAAGTTCATTCTCTCATAAATCTCATTAGTATCTGTTTGCAAAGCTCTTACATCTGTATAGTCATATCTAGCTTCTAAGTTAGATGAGTTTGAGTAATCTACTTTAAGTATCTGATGTGTTATCTCTTGTGCAACCATATCCCATAAAGGAATTAATTTCTGTTCTGTAAAGAACTCTCGCAAGGTTTTAGCGTTTGAGTATGTCGCATATTTCAAGCCCACTTCGAGACCTGCGATTATTGAAGGAATACCAAGAACAGAAGATACACGAGATTCAAATGATTCTCTTAAGTCTCCAATCTCTAAGTCTTTAGGACTAAAGGATAACTTTTCAATATTAACTCCACCTGATAAAACTAAAGGCTTACCACGATTCTTACCACCTGTTCTTCTTTGGAATGCTTTAGAGATTGATTCGCCTTCTTCTTCTGTTAAACCATATTCATCTTTAGGTGTTATTAAGTAACTAGGAACTCCCATATTAGCGAGAATTGATGTTGCCATTTGTCCTGCACTCTCATCTCCATAAATCTCTCTTAGTAATGTTTTTACAGGCGAGAAACCTTGTCTATGGTTACTTGGGTCTAATCCCATTCTAAAATGAGCAATCATATCTCTATCTAAGTTAATCTTTTGATTCTTAACTTGATATTCATAGTATTCAATTAAAGTTTCTTCACTACCTTTTGGAACTACATTCTCAGGCATTAATGGATATAAAGCTACTAACTGTCCTGCTTCATTCTTTTGTTTTAGCAAGTATGCGTCTCCTGAGATGTGCATTGATTGTACTAAATAGTTTTGAACTACATCTCCTGACATATAAGGATTTGGTCTTTGGAATAACATTGTAAGTTGATGATTAGGGAATACTTCTAATTCTCCAACTTCATTTGTTTGATAAACTTTTAATTTAGCTTCGCCGAATGCAGTTCCTAAAACTTGTAAACAAGAAACAACTGCTGAGTTAGAAGCACCATTACCCAATCCTTGTACATTAAATTCTCCTGCTGATGTTTGATAGCCTTGAATGAATGCTGAGTTATTCATATCAACACCTTGTCTAAAAAAGTTAAATCCTGTACTTCTTTTTTGTTCTGTTTGTCCAAAGACTAGTTCTCTGAAACTTCTTCTCTCTGCCAATTTATCTCCTTATAGAAGCGTTGTGCAGTAATGGACGCAACCCTTATCGGCATTACTACACTCTGCTTCTAATCTTACATTATATTAAATAACTTTTATACTTTTTCGCACTTTTGATTCTATTACTGCATAAGCCAAACTGTCCACTATATCGTCGTGTTCTGCTTCAGGGAATCTCAAGAGTTCAGTTTGTACATCTCCAAACCAAGCTGAGTTCTTTGGGAAGAATATATCGCCTGACTCCATACGAGCAATTAATGGATAAGCTCGGCTAACCTTATCTCTATCAGCTTTTAATGGTTTAACAATTAGCCCTTCTCTTTTAGCCATTTGAATAAACGCCAACTGATAACCTGCTCTCTCAATTCCAACATACGCCAAATCAAATTGTTCCACTTTTCTTCGTAGTAGTGGCAATAAATCAGGTGCTTCCAATCTTCTTCGGTCAATGTCCAATATGAGAATCTTACCTTCAGGTGTGATAGCAACTGATGTGATGACCGTAAAGTCAGCACTTTGCTTCGTACTTGTAGCCAAGTCCACAGTAGCAAATCGTCTGCAATCTTCCAATTTGCATTCTTTGTCTTTATACTTGTAATAAACTTCCATATATTCATTTTTACTCTCCTTATCAATACTTATTCGTTCTTCAATGGAGTAATGCTCAAACCAATCTGCTTTAAATAATCCACCTGTGGCTTCAATGAATTGAGCTTCGTATTCTTGTGCGTATAAAAAACTTCCTATTTCTAATTTTGCTGATTCTAATTCAGCAGGGTCTATGATTGGGTTTGTGTATGTAGGATAAGTAAATCTAGCCCAATCTTCAAACATATTTGCTTCAGAATACAATTTCTCAAAAAAGTTATAACCTTTTGGTGTGCTGATGAATAAAGCACTACCTTTTCTCTCTGTTAATGCAGGTCTAATGACTTCTGCCCAAGTTTGTGGCTTCATAAAGGCACACTCGTCTAAAACAACAAAGTCTAATCCTGCACCTCTTAATTTCATTGGGTCATCTGCTGACCTAACTTGAACTGAGCCACCTGTAGTTGTAATTATCGTTCTCTCAGCTTCTTTAACTCTTACTCCATATTCAATGCCAATACTTCTTAAATCTGCCCACGCTTCGTTAGTCATTGAGTAAGAAGGTGCAATCCACCAAGCTCTTTTACCTTCCCAAGCATATTTAAGGCAAAGCCAAACACCTAATTTAGTTTTTCCCCAACGCCTTCCTGCTGATAAAACTGTAAATCTTTTCATATTCTTTACAACTTCCATTTGTGCAGAATGTAAAGGTGGTAATTGAATTTCAAGACCTGATTTATAATCAGCGTCTAATGATGATTGCATACTTACTCCTGTGATTTAAGCCAAATGAAGAATGTTTCTAATTGTTCTGTTGATATTGGCACAGAATTATAAAACATACCAAAATCTGTAAATATAGGCATAAAGACTATTGTTGGTACATCTTCTATTTCTATAAATTCTTCTTCAAAAACTTGTTCTTCAATATCACGCATATCTAATTGTTCAACAATGTCTGCGAATTGATTATTTATTTCTTCTTCATTCATTTTCATCTTCTAACATTTTAGGCTCTATAATTTCGCCTTCTACATATTCTTCTTCAGGTTGTTCTAATAAACTACCGTCTGCCCAACGAAGTCTAACTTTAGAATTATCTTGATTTTCAATAGCAACAGTATCTCTCTTACCAAAAAGATGTGGGTATCTTCTCTCTAAATACCAAGCGTCTGCCTGCCAAGAGCCACTCTCTCCTGCTTGTTCTATTCTTTTAATTCTGCGTTCAATAGCTTTAGCTTCTGCAACTTGTATTCTTTTCCAAACTTTATCGTAAGGGTGAATTCCTTTTTGTCCTTTAATTTTCCATTCAGATAAAGCTGAAGTACTTATACCAACAGATTGACACGCTAAATTTACATACATTCCTGTAGCAATAGAATCACATAAGGCTTGTACCAATTCTTCGTTATGAGCTAATGTTTGTTTTGGCATTATCATCTTATAATAGCAAAGTCGGTTTCAAAAGAAACCGACCTGCAAGATTTGTTAAATTAAATTATTCCTAAAAATACTTTAAAGTTTTTTATTGAATACTTTTCTCCATTTAAGAAAACATTAAAATTTGTTTTATTAATTTTTCTTAATTTGTTGTTTTTAAGATATTCAAAACCTGTAATTATATTTTCTCTTATTTCAAAAATATTGTCATTGTTTTGAAAATAATAAATAGTTTTATTAGTTCTGTTTAACTCATAAACAGTTGTAATTTTTCCTTTAGTAACAATAGGCAAATTATTATATGAATTATTAAATCCTTGCAATCTTGTAATATCATCTTCTAAGTTACTAGTTTCAACTAATTCATAACCTTTAGAATTTAGTGCTTTTTTTATTTCATTCATTTGCATAATTAATTACACCATAATCTTAGATTTATGTAAAGGATTTATATGTTAAATTATTAATAAAAACCACTATATATAGTATGTTTTTAAGATTTTTTTATTTTTTTTGTAAATTTCTACTTTTTTTGCTCTAATTTGCACACAATACAATAGAAAAAGTAATCGTGGTCTATAAAGTTATGTCCTTTTTCTAAACAAATTAATTCAGGATTCTCTGCCATTTTCTTCTTGCGAATTTCATCTTGACCTAGAGCTTCAAACTTACCAAACCATTTGTTAATTGCGTAAGGTGTTACATCAATCTTATTCCAATGCTTCTTATAAGCAGTTATAGAGCCTTCAAGCATACTTGGTGTTATTCCTGCTTCAGTTAGTTCCTTGCAAACTTTAAACCAACCTGACTTCTCTCCTTGAGTTCTAGGTGTATAACCAAGTTGCTCACAGAATACCTTGTAAAGAGCTTTTCTATTTTTTAATTCTTCTTCATCAATTTTATTTACTTGTGGCTCGTCCACATATTCTTGTTCTAATGGTTTTAGTTCATTGGTTATAGTTCTATGTACTGTCTCCGATACTACCCTTGTATCGTCTGCAATACTACCCCTAGTATCATCAGCGATACTACTAGATATAGTGGTATCAGATTTAAGATATGGATTGCTTGTTTTTAGATAATATAAGTTAGTTTGCTTTGCATTATCTTTAAATCTATTCTTTTTCTCTATTGCACCAATATCAATTAACTCATTTAATAGTTTGTGAGTATTAGCTCGACTAACTCCAACTCTTTTTGATAGTGTTGTAACACTTGGATAGCAAGAGCCGTCTTTTCTATCAGCATAAGTCCATAAGATACAATACAAGTTCTTTGCTCTTGGGCTAATGTCTGCGTCTAATATCCACTCAGGTATTATTGCAAAGTAATTATCTGCTTCTATTCTCATAATGTCCTAACTATGCCGTAGTGAGTACCTGCGTCAAGATACTCACTCAGCACCGTACTATACCAATCAGAAGGGAGTATCTGAATCAGTAATATCATCTAAAGATTTAGGTTGTACCAAATCTTGTGGTTTGTAATTAGCGAACAATTCAGCAGGTGGCTCATCAGACCAACTTGCATAAGGGAAGCCATTGTTTCCACCTGTACATTGTTTGTTGCCACATTTAAAATTAGGGCTTTTGTCTGATTTCTTGTCTGCTCTGTTGTCGTACACCTTAGACGCACAAGAAGGACATTTAAGCTCTCCTTGACCCACAGGGCTTTGTGATAACACGGTTGGTTGTGGGCTTGGTTGCGTTGCAGGTGTACTAACAACAGGATTCTCAGCGACTTGAGAAAACGGATTGAGAATCCAATCTTCTATCTTTTGTGCAACATTGAAAACTTCTGTTA